TCATGGGTTTGTTCCCGCCTTGCCTGTCCGCGCCCGGATTTCCCGTCGCCTGCCGGCGCGGCCCGCGCCGGTCACCGCAGCCTTCAGCGCCTGCCAGCTGGCAAGCGGCCGACCGGCGGCATCGGCGAGCATGTCGGCCGCCTCGCGGTAACCCGCAGCGGCAGTGCGGGCATCCTCCGCCATGGCCCCAAGACCGAGATCGGGTGCGGAGAGATAGGTTCCCGCAAGGGCCGTCGAGAAGGCTTCCGCCGCAGCAGTGCCAGCAGCCGTCGCCGCCCCTTCGAAGGGATTGCCGATCCGGCCGAGTTCCACCGGGTCGAGCGTGCCGATCCGCACCCCGCCTTCGCCAACCGCCCAGTCCGGCAGGAGCGCCAGCGCCCCGTTCAGCCCTTCGATGAAGCCGTTGATGCGCGTAACGACGCCGTTCAGCATCGCCTCGACGCCGGAGATCAGCCCGTTCGCCGCCTGGAACGCGAAGTCACCGATGGCGCCGGGCAGACTACCCCAGATCGCCACGGCCGCATCATAGGCGCCCTGGAAGATCGCTGCCGTCCGGTCGCCGAAGCTGACAACGCCCGCGATGGTGCCTTCCAGCGCCGAGAGACCTGCCGCCTTCAGCCCCTCCCACCCGGCCGACGTCCGCGCGAGGGCCGCATCCAGCGACAGGCCGATGCGGGACCAGACCTCGCGGGCAAGATCGCCGAGCAGCCGGAACGCCTCGCCGACGCCACCGACCCGGGCCAGGAGTTGCGAGAACTGATAGACCAGTTCCCCCGCGCCGACGATCAGCGCTCCGATCCCGGTCCGGATCAGCGCCCCGCGCAGGAACACCAGCGCGGTGGCGACGCCGCGCACCGACAGGGCTGCAGCCGCCATCCCGGCGACCCAGCGCCCGGCCATGATGGCCGCAAAGGTCGCGGCATAGGTGGCAAGCCGTGCGAGGTTGTCGAAGACCGCCGTGATCGCGCCGCCGATGGGCCCGGTGCCGCGCGCCATATCGGCCAGCGCATTCGCGACGGTTTCCAGCGCCGGGGCGACAGCGGCGGTCAGGCGGTTGGTCAGGCCGAGCCAGATCAGGCTCAGCTTGGCGATGGCATCGCCGGTGCGTTCGATCTGCGCCGCATCGGCCGCACTCACCGCCACACCGAAATCCTGCACGTCCTGTGCCGCTTCCCGTAAGGTGGCGGCGTCGATGCGCAGGAACGCCAGTGCGGCGCGATCACCAAAGAGATCGGATGCCACTGCGGCGCGTTCGGCCTCCGGGACATAACGGGCCAAGGCGTCCTGAATGGCCGCGATGCGTTGATCGAGCGGCAGCGCCTGCAACTCCGCGGCTGTCAGGTTCAGCCGCTGCAGCGCCCCCACTGCTGATCCCGATCCGGCCGCCGCTTCCGACAGCCGCGTGGTCAGCTTCTTGGTGGCCTGTTCGATCTCGCCCATCGATACCCCGGCCAACTCGCCAGCCCATGTCAGCACCTGCAGGCTCTCGACCGTCGTCCTGAGCGAAGCAGCCATGTCCGCCTGCGCACCGATCACGTCGAGTCCCGAACGGACCATCGCCACGCCAGCCGCTGCGGCGGCAGCGGTAATGGCGGCCAATGCGATCCCGGCTTTGCGGGCGAAGCTGCCGAGGCGGGCGTTGGCGAGCTCCATCTCCGACGAAAGGCGGCCAAACCCGCGCGTGCCCGCCTCGCCAATCCCTTCCAGCTCGGCACGGACTTGACGGCCGCCTTCGGCGACTAGCCGGACACTGACCCTTTTCTCAGCCATGGCCGTCTCCGATCTGTTCGTTGAGCTTGCGCACCATCACCGCCTCGATCTCGGGCAGCAGCTCGGCGGCGATCAGGGTGTTGATGCCCAGCGCCTGCGCCAGCGCGAGGGCAGCGCCCATGTCCCAGCCCAGCACCGCGCCGGGGATCACCCGCAGTTGCCCACCAAGTCGGCCAACCAGATCCCAGACCTGCCAGCCATCTTCCGTCTGCGGCCGGTTCAGTCTTGCAGGGCAGTCGGGGCAGCGCCCCTCGCAGGCCGCGCAGTAGCGGTCGCCCCCGCCGAAGGACCATTCGGCAAGGGCGCGGAGACGTTTTTTTCCGCGTCCAGGATCAGGCCTTTGGCGACGTATTGGGTCTGGAACGCTTCGAAGACCGGCCAGATTTCCAGCAGGGCATCGATGCCTTCGGGCGAGACCGGGACGATGTTGCCCGCGTCGTCGCCGACCCCCTCCCAATCCAGGACCGCGCGGCGGGCAACGGCCTTAGCCATAGCGAGCGCCATTTCCTCCTGGGTGGCGGTGTTCGGCAGGGCTTCGATGGCAGGGTCGGCGCGGGCCGAGACCATCAAGGCGGTGGTCAGCGGTGCGACCTGCAGGCGAAGGCCGGGTGCGAGGGTCAGCCACGAAGGGGTTGCGGTCAGGTTCAGTCTGATCATGTTCAATAACTCACGACGGTGTTGACGAGGACGGCGGTGCACATCCGGGCGGGGCTGGCGGCCTTGGCGGCCTGCCAGTCGAAGGTGGCCTGGATGCCCTGTGGGCCCGGGATCTCGATCCGAGGGCGCGGCAGGTAGACGGCATGGGCGGTGAAGGTGAAGCTGGCGTTTGCGCCAAGGCTCCAGGCAAAGAGCAACTCGCAAGGCGTGCCGTCGATGGCCTGCGTGATCAGCGTGCTGTCGGCGAAACGGACCTCCACTCGGCCAGTCAGCGCAGCCATGCCGGGGTCTGCCCCTTCGATGCGACCGTCCGAGCGGATGGTCTCGATCCGGTCCAGCCCGTTGGAATAGGTCACCTCGGCGGAAATGACGTTGCCGAGGGGCGAGCCGTTGCGCGTGATCGCGCCGTTGAAATGCCCGAACCGCTGCAGTGCCAGCGCGGTCGGCGTACCGGCCGCCGTGGCCGCTGCCACGCTTTCACCCTGCGCCACCAGCCGCGCTGTCGCCGTCAGCAGCCCCGACCGCGCCATCTGCCACGAAAGCTGATCGCAAACGCAACCGCTGTACATCGCATAGCGCGGCACCTCGGGCATCGCCGTCTCGATGGCCATGCTCGGCAGCGTCCAGTTGCCGGACTGGAAGGTGTGGGTCTTCGGCGTCGTGCCGGAGGTGACAGGCGCACCGAAGGCCGCCTTCAGCCAGAGGCCAAGGTTCTCGACATCGATCGGCACCACCACATCGCCGTCGGCGGTGACCGCGTCCTTGATCGGGGCCAGCGGGTCGCGCCCCTGGCCCAGCAGTTCCGAGGCGATCAGCGGTTGTTCGGAGCCGAGCGTGGTGCTGGCGAAGGGCACCGTGCGATAGCCAGAGGTGGGCGGGGTGCCGTAGACAGTCTCGAACGCAAGCGCCATCTGCGCCCGCGCCCCATGGGCTCGTGCCATCGTAGTCTCCTGTGGTGAAGGGTGTCAGGCCAGCGGGTCGGCCGTGGAATAGTGCAGGACGACCGGGATCACCGCCGCCTTCAGGCTGGCAGCACCCTCCACGGCCAGATCGACCGGGCGCGGCGCTTCCGCCTCAACCCAGTCGCAGAGGCCGCCAAGTGTGCGGTCGGTGGCAAGCGCTGCGCCGACAGTGGCGCAGAGCGTGTCGAAGGCGGCGTCACGGGTGGCACCCTGCACGACCGCTTCGATCTCGGCCCGGTGCTGGTAGTGGTAGCGCAACGGCGAGAGCGTGACCTCGGGATCCCCCGGCTCGCCGTCGCGCAGGATCAGCAGACCCGCGGCGGGCACGCGCTCGGGCAGCACGTCGCCGCGCAGGGCGGTGGCGGGCAGCGCCGACAGCCGCGCGTGCAGCGCGGCGAGGATGGTTTCGCGAGAAGTTGGCATTCGGCGGCCCTTGGCTCAATTGTGACTTCTGCGACAGTCAGCGATATGCTAAAGGTAATACCCATGAATACTCACCCGGAGCCGTACCCATGAACGCCGTCCGCCCCATCGCCGTGAAGCTCGATCAGGATACCCGCGAACGCCTCAAGCGGTTGGCGGATGCCAAGGACCGCTCGACCCATTGGATGCTGCGCGAGGCCGTCGCGCAATTCGTCGAGCGCGAAGAGAAGCGTGAGGCGTTCCGGCAAGCGGGGTTACAGGCATGGGAAGAGTTTCAGTCGACCGGCAAGCACGTCACCCATGACGAAGCCGATGCCTGGCTTGCCAAGCTGGAAGCAGGCAAAGCGGCGGCTGCTCCCGAATGCCACGACTGATCTGGTCGCCCGCAGCCCTGCGGGATGTCGAGCGGCTCTATCGCTTCCTTGCCGACAAGAATCCTGAGGCCGCCCGCCGTGCGGCCAAATCCATCCGCGAAGGCATGAACATCCTGCGCGATCAGCCCGGTGCCGGGCGGCCGGTCGAGGACATGGCCCCGGAATTCCGCGAGTGGTTCATCACCTTTGGCGACAGTGGCTATGTGTCGCTCTATCGGTTCGACGGCGAGACGGCGGTCGTATTGGCCGTGCGCCATCAGCGCGAGGCAGGCTACTGATGGGCGGGTGGTGATCACACCTTGGCCTCCACCCAGTTCGCCACGATCAGCCCCGGCACCGCATCGTGCGCCCGGCCGGCATCCCGTGCCAGGTCCAGCCGCTTCGGCAGCTTGACCTGTGGCACCAGCAGGAAGATCGGCGCGGTGACGACGCCCCGGCCGGTCTTCGACCGTGACGCCACGGCGCGGCCCTTGGTGTTCAGCCGCCCCTCGGCCACCAGCAGGCTTGGCCCGCGACGGCGATAGATGAAGCGCAGGCGCAGGCCGGTGCGGCGTTCCCATTCGCCAGGAGCGATCCGGCCGCCGCGCAGGGACTTGCCTGCAGCAGGTGTGGGGATCGCCAGCCAGAAGCCGTTCTTCGAGCGGATCAGCGGGCCGGTGTCGTGGGCGCCGACGATGACCGGGGCGTTGGACCAGACCATGGCCGCCGCGTTGAGGCTGGGCTTCGCCTTGGGAACTGCTCCGACCGGATGGTGCGGGCAAGCCGGACCCCGAGGCCCGCACCGGTGATCTGCAGCCGCCAAGCGGCCTTCAGCCCTGTCCCCGCCTCGCGGATCGCAGCCGATACAGCCCGCTCCCCTGCCGCGACCTCGGCCGCCATCATCGCCACGATGTCAGGATCGATGTCGAGCTTGAGCTTCATCGTGGTCAAACCGGGCGCAGGTCGACGGTCCAGACCAGCCACTCACGGTCGCGAACGGGCTCGCCCTGGATCAGGAAGGCGTCGCCGTCGATCTCGATGCGGTCGCCGGGGCGTGGGGCTGGCACCTCGGCCACGCGCAGGTCGACGCGGGTGGTTTCCGACCAAAGCCGCGCATCGCCGAAGTCGGTGACCGCGTCTGCACGCCGGGCGACGATGCGCACTAGGACGGGCGCACCGCCATCGGCGATGTAGACCGCGTCCCGGCCGATGTTGGGATTGGCGAAGAGCGCACTGAGCGCGGCGGCGAAGGCGCTCATCAGAAGCTCGCGTTCAGCCGCACCCGGCCGATGGTGTCGCCTGCGCCGCCCGCCACCGCGACCACGGCCACGCCGATCAGGGTGTTCGAAGTGGTGGTCTTGGTCGCTTCCCTGGCGGTGTTGTCCCAATAGACCTTGTCGCCTGCGGCCCAGGCTTGCGATGCGACCTTCTTCAGGTCGTAGACGCCGGTGAGCGCGGCCTCGACGGTTTCGCCGAGGGCAGCGGTGCCAGCGGCGACGCCGAAGATAGCACCGACGAGCAGGCCATCGCCCGAGGCGACGGCATAGGGTGCGGTCAGGGTGATGGTATTGCCGGGCTGGACGTAGTTTTTCATCGGGGTGTCCCTTCTGGTGATAGTTGCGCGTGGTGCGAATTTTTCCTACCTTGGCGGCAGGAGGATCGGAC